AAGAAATACCTCTGATGGAACTTCTCATGTTGCTACAGGGATTTCTTTTGGAAAACATCCTGACAAAGCGTATGCAGCAGCAGGCGGTTCTGTTACATGGGTATTGTGGGCGGCATACATAAAGTCTGAAGCAGTATAAAGAGGAGGTAAGTCATGAGTGTTAAAAAGAGAGAAACTTTTAAAGATGTTGAAATCGGTGGTCGAAAGTGGAGAATTGGAAGATTTGATGCAATGACAGGATCGTATATCACGATGCTTGTTTTAATGCAGATGCTTCCGATGGGCTTGGATGAGCAAGTGGGTTTGGGTTCCATTGGCAAAGACAGATCGTTAATGGATAAACAGACCTTTTTCGATGTTCAGGCAGATTGTTTAAAGGTGTGCTCCGAATTACAAACAATTGGTGATAACACTGCTCCTATAAGAGTCATGCTTGATGATGGGAGATGGGGGGTTGGTGGGGTAGAAGATGATGTAACTGTAATTTTAGCTCTGACAGTCCACACTTTGATTTTTAACATTTCCGATTTTTTTCAAGAAGGCGCATTGAACGACCTAACCAAGACGTTTTCGGGTTTGAGCCAGTCCAATGCGAAGGAGTAGATCAGTTTGCCTATGCGCCGGTATTTGCAAAAGATTGGAAACAGCATGAAGTGTGGGATGGTACATATACGTTTAAAGACCTTCTTGACTGGCACGAAATGGATGAAGTAAAGACCGAGAACGAAAAAAGATATAGAGAGTGGCAGGAATTGCATAAAGATACAGGGATGTAAATATGGACCCGGAAATTTTTAAAAGCTATCTGATTAAACTTGGTGTGCAGGTAGATACCGCTGCCTTTGATAAGATGAAGAGGGTGCTTAATGACCTTGAAGGGGTTATGACCAAACATTCTTCATCTACTGCTATGCAGGCAACCAAAGGAGCAGGCATAATAGTTGGGGCATACGCGTCAATTATGCTGTCCATAGGCAAATTGATTAAGCAGGTATCAGATGCCGACATGCAATATCAATTGCTTGGTCAAAGAATGTATATGAGTGCGGATGCTGTAAAAGCATTCAAACAGGCAACAGATACTCTTGGGCATTCTGTTCAAGAGATTGCATGGAATGCGGAATTACGACATAAATATTTTATTCTTGTTAAAGATATACAAAACTTGTTGGTTCCTCAAGAAGCCAAAGATATGATGAAGCAGGTTCGTGGAATCGGTTTTGAATTTGACCGATTGCAACTTGCATCTAAACTGACCCTTGAACAGGTTGCCTATAATCTGTTGCGCATCAATAAGGGTGAGTTAATGGATATGCGAACCACCTTTAGTAATTGGGTTGATAATGTTTATAAGAAAATTCCAGAAATGGGAGAAAAGATTGCGAAGTTTTTACAACCGTTTATAGAGGTTGGGAAATCCGCAATCAAGTTTTTCAAGGACTTGTGGGCAGAAATGAAACCCACTCGGGACTTGATTAAAGAAATAATCAGTAAAATAAAAGAATTTACTGGGGAGATACCTCCCGCCATAAAACAAGTGCTGATATTAGCTGGTGTTTTAGGACTTATTTTTGCCTTGAATTCACCCATTATGATTGCAATGGGAATTTTCATATCTTCTTTAGTATTGATCAATGACTATATGAAATTCAAAGATGGTAAGGAATCCCTGAATGCGTTGGTTCCTGTTTGGATAGCATTGTCCTACGTGGTGAATAAGGCGGCAACGGCAATGGGTTTCTTCGCAATCGCTTATTCCCATTTTATCGCTTTCATGAAAGGTGAAAAACATGAAAGTGGCAAAACATTCTTTGAGGACATTACCGATTATGCGAATGTTCAGGAAAAGAATTGGCGACAAAAGATGTGGGATATTGGGGAAAAACGCAAAGAGTCTGTGGCAAGAAATCAGGCAATCGAAGCAGGACAAATGGTTGGTCCTATTGGAGCGCAGCAGAGTGTTGGTGGTGCAGGCGAGATTCCTTCAGGGGCTGGTGGTCAAGTAGGTGGTGGGAGAGCAACAAGGGGAGTAAGAAACAATAATCCTGGTAATTTAGAATATGGCTCATTTGCCAAAAAGTATGGTGCTGTTGGAAGTGATGGAAGATTTGCAGTTTTCCCAACTATGGAAATGGGAATAAAAGCACAGCAGGCTTTGATATTTGGAGGGAAAAATTATAGAGGGCTAACAATAAGGGAAATGATTCATCGTTATGCCCCTAGAGCTGATAGGAACAATGAAGAGGCGTATGTTGCTCGTATAGCTTCTTTAACAGGCATCAATCCTGATGGAAAAACAATGCAAGAGTTTAGTGTGGCAGAAAGAAACGCAATTTCTAATGCTATGTTTGTACATGAAAGTAGATATTCGATGGGGGGGACTTCTGCAATGAAGTTGGCAGGAGTGACTCCAATGGGTGGCGGTGGTGGTGGGGGTTCAATGCCACCGTCTGGACAATCCCCAGTAAAAGAAGTGGGAGATGTGTTTCAAAATGCGGTTGGCAAATACCCACAGATAAGTCGGTACTTTGATGAAGTGACCAGAAATTCTGACAAAGCTGTCGAAACGGCGAGCAAGGCAGTTGATCTTTCAAGGGAGACTCTTAAAACGGCAAACAGAGTTTATGCAGATAGTAAAGGGGTCAAGTATAGGGGCGTAAGTGGATTAGAGGAACTTTTGCCTACTGAAAAAAGTAAAGAGGTATCCAGAGCCATGAAAAGCGGGGGCAAGAGTACAGGGAGACCTCCACTATATCCGTTTTATCTGGATTCACCGAGATTGCCAAGTGCTGGAGAATGGGCAAATTTTGGAAAATATACTGCACAAGCCTCTGTTGGAAGTCTTCTTGCTGCTGCCGCAGGGGGTTTAGATAAGTTGATGAAATCTATCCTTGGTAAAAAATTGTATAAGCAATATGATACATATACAAGGAAAGCACAGTCAGCATATTCAAAGGGAGAAGAAAAAGTTGTGAATACAGTTACATTCTATGTAAATGCCGCAGGGGCAAATGCAGAAGAGTTATCGGATAAGTTATTCAGAAAAGCAAAGACCTTTTTGGGTAAAAAGGGAAATGTCCAGAAAATGGTTGTTTCAAAATAGGGGAACAAAATGCCATCATTAACACCAGCATTTTTGGTTGGAGGAAGCAATTGGAGTGCCAACATTACCAAATTGTCTCCTTCATCTTTGGTCTCGCAATTTATAGGGGATTCATATCGTCCGACTGGTTGGGGAAAACATTCGGCAGGGGAAGCAAGGAGTAAACTATTTTTAAAGGCGATGTCCAATATTTCGGAGTGGCAGGACTTTGGAGGGGCTGATGTAGAGTATGGGTATTTCTTTGATGCTTTCATAAGGGAAAGCCATACTGGTTCTGTGACGATAACAGAGCACCCGGTACAAAGCGGGGCAAATATTAGTGATCACGCATATAATATGCCTGATAAGTTGACTATTGAAATATTGGTTTCTGACAGTATGGATTGTGTGGTGACCAATCAATTTTCAGAAGCATCAACAAAATCGATTTCTGCTTATACTGTATTGAGAAAGTTAAAAGAAAAAAGAATGCCATTGTCTGTAAGGACAAGACTTTATTATTACACCAATATGTTAATAGAGTCTATGACCGTGGATGATAATTATAAATCCGCATCCAGTTTACGTTGCACAGTGATGTTGAGACAAATTATTATGGCAGAAGTGAAGGCGGAAACAGTTGATAATAATTCTTTGTATGCAGCATCAGGAAAAACAACAGGGGTCAGTAACACAGAACCTCCAAAAACAGATAAATCAGTTCTGGCGGATTGGATGGGGCAAAAAAGTGGCACTGATTGGTGGGGGAGGATGAGATTTTGATTCAAAAAATACCATTGTCGCCAATACATAATCAAGAGTTTTTAATAACCCTTGAGATAAATGAAGAAAACAGAACTTTCCGGTTTGCAGTTAATTATAACAAAACGGCAGGGTATTGGATTTTAAAAATTACGGACCCGTCAGATGAGTCTATAATTGTGGATTCGATTCCCTTGGTGGCAGGAACAAAAGGAAATTATAGTTTGAATTTTTTAAGGGCATTGGAATATTTGCTGATAGGAGAGGGGCTTTTGATTCCTATTGTATCAAACCCAACATCGGATTTTCCGAACGAAACAAATTTAGCAACTGATTTTGAAGTGGTGTGGTCGGACAATGGCTAAATATGAAATTGTTGACAAATTGAAAACCCCAACAACTTACAAGGATAAGTTGTTTGGGCGTAGATGGAAAGTATCGGTATTGGTACCGTCTGATAAGGCTGGCACCACGATAAATGATGATGATTCCAAATTCACACGTTACATTTTATCGGATAGCAGTGATGAAGATAAAGCCTTGAGGGTGACTTTCAACATTCAAAGACAATATGGAGTATTCCCTAACTATTCTGAAATCAGCATTTATAACCTGAATGTTGCCACAGAAAATATGCTCATTGAAAATGGTTATATTGTACAGGTAGAAGCAGGATATGTGAATGGTGATTATGGTCTGATATGTGATGCTCAGGTTTTTCAGCCAATGTGGGAAAGAGAAAATAATGTAACGACAAAGTTGACTTTGGTATGCGTTGATGGGCTGGAATTTTTAGATCAGAATATGGTAATCACCCATGGTGAGAAGATGACTGCCCATAAGAATATGCTCACTTACATGGCAGGAAAAGCAAGGATAAAAATTCCGGTGGACATCGGGGAAGGGTGTGATAATACCTCTCTCCCCAGAACCAAAGTATTTTGTGGTGATGCCATTGATTACATACGTCAATATTGCCAACGGTCGGGGACTTTGCCAACTGTCATAGGAAGAAAAGTATACATAACCAGATTGCAAGACCCTTTGTCTGCCGAAGCACAAAAAAACATGATCATCGTTACAGCAGGTACGTCAGAAAATAGAGGTTCCCTGATTGGCACTCCACAACAAACGCAAAACGGAGTTGATTTTACCTGCTTGTTGAATCCAAACATTACGGTTGCTGAACCCCATAATCTTATAAAATTGGATAATACTTACATACGGCAAATAAAACAAAGGATTGGTGAAACAGTAGTGGCAAATTTGGATAAAGATTGGACTTATAGAATCGTGGGAGTCACCCATGTAGGAGATACAAGGGGCAATGATTGGTACTCAAATGTGGTGGGAGTTAATCAAAATATGGAAGGTTATTTGCCTGTGCCATTCCCGACAAAGAAATGGAATGCTCAATAGGAGAAAGAAATGCCAGTTCATGATGTGCCTATAACCTCAAGATTAAATAATGAGGTTGAGATTAACGAGAAAAGACATGATAAGACAAGTCGCAATATTCGTGTGGCCTGCCCGGGGATCATAACAAAATTTGATTCAGCAAAGCAGACGGTATCAGTACAGCTCGCAATTAAAGAGAGGATATCTTTCCATGGCAAGCCATTTGAGGACATTGATATCCCCGAATTAAGGGATGTTCCGATCTATATGCCGAGAGCAGGTAATTTTGTATTGACCATGCCCGTGACTATTGGTGATGAATGTCTGGTGATTTTTGCTGATATGTGTATTGATAGTTGGTATCAATCAGGTGGTTCCGCAAATACTCAGATGGATAATCGCAGGCATGATTTGAGTGATGGGTTTGCCATTATCGGTCCGTGGAGTCAACCGAAAGTGATTTCCAGTTATTCAACCGATTCAGCATTTTTGAGAAATCTGAATGACGATTCCTACATTGAAATCAGGGATAGTGACATCAACATCAAAACACCGACAAAGATCACCATTGAAGCTGGTTCAGAAGTTGAAGTGAAAGCCCCGACAGTAAATGTAAATGCCACAACCACAACAGTTACCTCTCCTACTACGGAAATCAAGGGAGGCAGCATCACCATAAATGGCTCAAGTATGGTGAACATTGCTGGTGGTAATGCGCAAATTGATGGTAAGGATTTTTTACAACACGTTCATACGAATGTTCAAACAGGCATTGGTAATTCAGGACCTGTAGCATAAGGAGAAGTTATGAAGTACCGTAGGCTCGATAGCTCACATGATTATTGC